GATCCATATTATCAAGAGGTAGAAAAGAGTGTAGCCTATGATTTTGGTAGTAAGATTACCTCATGGAAGTCTCTCGGAATATCAACTGTTCTGGACAAGATACAGCATAATGTTGTTCGACTCCATTCTAAGAATAATCGTAAGACCGGATGTGGTGTTTTCATTAAAGGTCAAATTTTAATGACAAATTACCATTTGTTTTCTAGGGATGATACTTTTAAAGTATTTATCCCGCAGAGCCTAAGTGTAGATCCAGCGTGGATGAAAATACCTAAGAAAGACATGAAATTTTGTGTAGAACAAGATTTAATGTTTATTCGTTTTAGGAATATTCCTCCTTTTAAGGATTTGCTTGGCTTGATACCAGACAATAAAATACTTGATTTGAGATGTGCAGTGTCTATCATATCTCGCACTGATAAAACATTTGAAACCAATATACATGGTTCAAAGTGTTGTAGTTGGAATGGATTTGGAGAAGTTTCTCATGATTATTTCGGAACTAGAATTTTTGAGCATTATGGAGCTTATTGCAATACTACTATCGATGGGGACTGTGGATCCCCATACGTAGCGCATACTCCATATGGTCCAAGTATAGTAGCTATACATCAAAATGTTAAGGACGGTATTGTAAGTGGAGTGGTATTAACTCGCCAGCTCGTACTAGATATCATTAATCCCTTAGATGATGGTGTACAGGGAGGAGATATGCTTCGTGATAATATGAGTTTCGCTCTTCAACCATGGAGCAAAGATTCTAATCTTCGTAGGATAGAGAATCCTCATTGTTATATTTTTGGCACCTCTCAGAGGCGTTTTCCATCTAAATCACATGTTGAAAGATCTCTGTTGTATGATGATTGTCTTGAAAAAGGTTATGAAGATGAGTTTTCTAAACCTGTTATGAAGGACCGTAATGTTTGGATTAATCAAGCAATTCCAATGGTGACAAGGACTTTCCAAATAGATTTGGATTTATTGGATTCTGCTGTTGAGATGTATATTCGAGAGGCTATGGATACCATTCCTAGTGAGGATTTTGAGATTGTTCGAGTGTTGAATGATGAAGAATCACTAAATGGTGTTCAAGGCATGGACTATGTGAATAAAATTCCTCGAAAGACATCTGCAGGTTTTCCCTACAATTGTTCTAAACTTAAATTTCTTGAGTTTGACGGAGATGTAGCGATAGTGGATGAAGTGATCCAGAAGGATGCTCATGACATTGAAAAGATATTGAAGAGTGCTTGTAGAAGTATGCCAGTATTTATGTCATCCCTCAAGGATGAGGTAATTTCGTTGTTGAAGGCACTCATGAAGAAGACTCGTGTTTTTACTGGGAGTCCAATGGCTTTTTCTCTCGTGGTACGTAAGTACTTGTTGACAGTAAATGCTTTTATTCAAGGACACAGAAAACAATTTGAGTGTTGTGCCGGAGTAGATGCCTTAGGACCTGAGTGGGAAGACATAGCTGAATATTTAAGCGAATTCTCTAACAATTTTATTGCTGGAGATTACGCTAATTATGATAAGCTTATGTCAGCAGATTTGATTCTGGCTGCAGGAAAGGTATTGGAAGAAATTTGTAGAAGAGCAAATTATGAGGAAGAGGACTTAGTGCTAATAAGAACTCTGATCTATGATCTTGCTTTCCCCGTAAGTAATTTTGATGGTGATATTATAATGACTTGTGGTTCTGAACCCTCAGGACATCCACTTACAGTTATTGTAAATTCAATTGTTGGATCACTATTACTTCGAATGGCTTTTATAAATCTGAAGGTTGAAGGTACATTTACAGATCATGTACGGGCTGTAATTTATGGAGATGATAATTTAATGTCATCTAAGTTAGACTCTTTTAACCATTGTTATTTACAGGATTTCTTTGCTAGTCAAGGTCTCGTATATACTATGGCAGAGAAGGATGCCAAGTCTATCCCATTTATCCCCTTCCAGGAGTGTACTTTTTTGAAGAGAGATTTTTACTTACATCCTCAATTGAATCACAGAGTTGGCAGACTGTGTGAAAAATCTGTAAGGAAAATGTTGATGTATCGACTACCAAAAGGAGCCACAGATGCTGAAAATCATGCTGTGGAAGTACTTGATACCTCATGTAGGGAAGTGTTCTTTTGGGGAAGAGAACAATTTGAAGAGCACAGGAGTTGGTGTTTGAAGATGATTGAGAAACATCGACTACAAGACTGTGTTGGAAAGTCACTTTTCCCTGATTTCCATTCATTAACACAATGGTATATGGATAAATGGGATGAGCATCAGAAATTACCTCTACAAGTGCGAACTTTTAAATTGCAAGATGGTTATATTTTTGATGATTTTCCATGTGGTAAATGTGGAAGGGCAGATTGTTTTTATCTTGATGAAGACAGTGTTATCTGTAAGAGATCAAGCGATGTAGACCACCTATGACAAATGTGCATGATAGATGGTTTTTAGGGTGTATGTTTTGTGAGGAGAGTTACCCTTTACGTTGCGATGACTGTCATAGTGATGAGATTCGGATGCAGGTATACCATAGTGATGGTATAACAACGAATTTTTACTGTTCAGTGTGTAGTGTGCTTCATGATAATCATGATGCTTTCATCCTTCTTTCTAAAACGTCTTTTGGAAGTTATAGGAGAGATGTTGCTGCAAGATTACAAGATGGATACCTCACTTGTGAGAGTGGGGTAGATGATATTTTGCTTTCTCCTGTGTGTGATGAAGAATACGTTCTATGGACGTATTGGGTGTCATTTGTAAACATAAGTGTGTTATATACAGTGTTGTTTATGTCTTGGCGGGAATTCTTTTATGGTAAGAAAGTGAAGAAAATAAGGTTTTGCTTATTACTTTTACCTTTTACCATGATGATATGTGGAGAGTTGTATAGATATTTCTTCTTTTCCATTATGCATATCATGCTAGGTCCCGTGTTTTATAACCCCATTTTTGTATCGTTACTATTCCACTTCAGGCGGTGGTGGAAAGCTTTACGCAAATAGTAATGACTGTAGTGTGATCCCCTAAGTCATTTCCAAGGCTTAGTTGGCTGCTACAAGGGCACGTTGTGTCAATGGAACGTCTCAATCGTATTGAGATTCATTACAGCATGGGTTAATTGTAATGTCTATGAACTACCTACTAAGCAAATTAACGCCCGAAAGTACCGAGGCGAAAACTCGTGTATTGTGAGTGACAATACCAGAGTTGAGTGGAATTCTCAACAATTACAAATGCAAGACGGTGATGAGTCAGAAACGTCTCAACAACAAACCGTTGGTTTCACGGATTTATCCTCACCTGAGATGATTATGGAGAATCATAATCGTGAGGAAGTAGCCACTGCTGCCGCAATGTCTGAAGTAGACTTGAAGGATTTCCTTCGTCGACCTGTTAAGATAGGTGCAGTTTCTTGGCTGGAATCTGATCCAGTCTCGACCAATTCGATTAATTTTAACGTTTGGCATCTCTTTTTTAGTGATGCTTCAATACAAAGGAAGCTATATAATTGGGCTTTTCTCCGATGTGACTTAAAGTTACGTATTTTATTTAATGCTAGTCCATTTTATTATGGTGCTGGTATGTTTACTTACATTCCTTTAGGTACTACACATCCTGTGTTTTTACATGACACAAGTGGAACCACCTTGGGTAACATACCTAGGTCTCAGACCCCATTGAGATCTTTGATATTTCCCCAAGATCCAAAAGTGATAGAACTCACTTTGCCATTTTTTAATCATTTTAGTTTCTTGCGTACAGGAACTGATGCACGATTTACAAATATGGGGAATCTCCAATGGAGTATTCTGGATGATTTGAAGAGTGCGAATGGGGTAACAGGCACAGGTATTAATATTTCAATTTATGCCTGGGCAGAGAATGTTGAGTTGAGTGGACCAACTATAGGGCCACTTTTACAAGATGACGAGTATGGTATGGATGGTCCTATTAGTAGGCCAGCCAGTGCTATTGCAGGTATAGCTGCAAAGCTAGGTTCAGTACCCATTATAGGAAGATTTGCCACAGCCACAAGCTATGGAGCTACAGCAGTAGCACAAATTGCTAAATTATTTGGGTTTACCAATGTACCTGTAATTGAAAATCAATTGGGTTTCCAACAAAGGCCACTTCCCCCAGTAGCTTCTACGGAAATTGGATATCCCATTGATAAGTTAACTCTTGATTCTAAGAATGAATTAACTATTGATCATCGATCAGTAGGTTTAGGACCCTTAGATGAGTTACCTATTTCTCATATAGCACAAAGAGAGAGTTATTTGACGTCGTTTACCTGGCAAAGTTCAGGTGCTCAAGATGATTTACTTTGGGTGAGTGCTGTCACTCCCATGTTATATAATGCATCAAACGAAACACAATCTTATCTTTATATGTCTCCTATGTGCTGGTTAGGAACTATGTTCCAATACTGGCGTGGCGATATTATTTTTAGATTTAAAGTTTGTTGTTCTAAGTATCATCAAGGCCGACTCAGATTTTCTTTTGATCCTGATGGAGCTTCTGGCACAAACATTTCAAATACAGCAACCTCGTCTTCAGTCGTTATGACTCAAGTTGTAGATATTTCAGAAGAAACGGACGTGGAAATGCGTATACCTTATCAACAGTATGTTGCGTGGTGTAGTACGAGGACTGCACACGAGTTAACCTATGGATCAAGACCTTATGGTCCTTCTGGATGGTTTCATACTCCTTCTAAGACAAATGGAATGATTGCTGTCAGAATTTTCAATTCTCTGACCGCGCCTGTGGCATCATCTAATGTCACAATTTTAGTTTTTATTAAAGCAGCAGAAGATTTTGACTTGGCTGGGCCTAGCTCAGCTGGATTTGAAAGATTAACTCCCACCATTATCCAAGATGGTGAACTTAGTGAATCATCTACACAAGTAGCTCAAAAGATACATATTGGTCAGGTTTCAGGACCTATCGATCATTTGTATCTTACTTATATGGGTGAACAAGTTGTTTCGCTACGAGTTTTAATGCGCAGAATATGTCATATTTGGACAGTTGCACCTGCGACTAACTCCGGTATGATTATGCGAACTCTTACTATGAATCGTTTACCTCCAAATGTTGGATATCAAACAGTTGCTATTTCAACGGCTAAGGGATTAATAACGACAGGAACCTCTTATCCATTTAATTGGACAAGTGGGAACTTTCTGAATTATATCTCTAATGCCTTTGTCGGCAATCGTGGATCCATCAATTGGTCTGCAAACATAGATATAGGAGCAATTACAAATACAAAAGATGTAAGAGTTACAAGAGCTCCTCTTGCTGGAACTCAGGGTTTATCTTTTTCTGACGTACCTTCAAATGACAAAACCTTTAGTGCATCTAGTAGGTTTAGTATGGCCAACTTCAGTACAACTGGGGTTGGTGCATCCATTAGTAATCCCCTAACTTCAGGGGGACTAACTTGGCAAGTTCCAATGTATTCACAGGTGAAATTTTTAAGCAACAAAGCTACGTCTTCGAATGATGTAGCTATAGATGGATTTTATAGCAATTGGCAAATGCAATGGATTACTGATGGGGGATATGGAGGTACTCAATACCATGAACGTGTTGCTTTACATGCAGGTGCTGGTACTGATTATGACTGCCTGTATTTCTTACACGTTCCTACTTATGGGAATATGTCTACCTATCCTGCTGCGGATTAGACTACCCAAGACTTCACCAGAGTCTTTAAAGCTGGTGCCCCTTAGTGTTGTCTGAGGGACTACCTTATATGCGATGGGCATCCCGTCGTAGTGCAATATCACAG